AAGTTGAAACAGTAACCGCTGTAGTATATCTTGCTTCTAGTTTAGCGTGAGTGATATTAGCATTTAAAACCTTTGCAGTTGTTACCGCATCCGCTGCAATAGTTAAAGCTGCACTTCCTGTTACGTCTCCAGTATGGGTTGCATTAGGTGAGCTGTTTGTAACAGTAACGTCTCCAGTTGCACTTGATACTGATATTGAAGTACCTGCTACAATTGAATTAACATCCCCTGCATCATCTGAATATAGTTCTGTAAAGTTATCATTTACTATGTCAAAGGCATCCCTTATGGGTGTTCCGGTTCCGTCGTTAGCGGTTGTGCCTATATTAATTACTTGTTTAGCCATTTTTATTTTTTATGTTTGTGTTATATCTGCTTTATATAATGTTGTGTCAGAAGTAAAAGCACTTCCTAATAGTTGTGTTAGATCTGCAGTTACTAAATCACCCCAACATCCCGGAGCAGCAGCATCTAAAATTGAAGAGGTTGTAAAAGCTAAATCTGCTCCCCAAGCTTCATTGGTTTTCATTGTACAATAAATCTCTCCCCAGTTTATATTGTTAGCCATATATATATAATTACTTTTTTGTGTTTTTGTTATATAACCTTTCTAAATAGTTTTTTAACTTAACTATGTTCATTTGTTTTGGTTTGTATTTTCTTACTCTAATCATAAAACCCACCCGCTGAAATTAGAATCTTTATCAGGAAAAACATCTGAATTGTTATTTGTATAATACTCTGGATAGCGTGCTGCAGCATAAAATGAAAAGTGTTCAATCATTCTATCTGTATAGTATTGTGCCGTTGTTCTTTCTTTTTCTATTAAAAAGTCTACCTCTTCTTTTGATACGTTTTCTGCATTTTCAGAACTATGCTTATAGATTCCTTTATTAGATATTGAGTATGCGGCGAAAGGTAAATATTCTACCATAGCCCAATGAACTAAACAGGGTTTAATATGGTTTTCTACTAAAGTTTCATAATTACCCGTTAAGGTTGAAGCTAAAATATCTGCACCTATCTTGTCATATAAATCTGTACCTATATAGTTTTGGATATGCACGTTTTGTGCTATCTTAATGTATTGGATAAATTTATCTGTATCCACTCCACCGTTCATAGCAGTAAACTTAACTAAATCCTTTCTCGTTATAAATAGTGCTTCTGCCATTTTTATTTATTTACAAATCCTTGATTAGGCATATCCTTTGGTCGCATAGCCACTTTTTTATTATTCTTTTCAGGTTTGAAACCTTTTTTCTTTGCCTTGTTCACACTTACCTCTGCATTAGGGTTTCCTACATCTGCTCTAATTCCTGCAGCTTTACTCATATAAGTTTTGCGCATCCAGAAATGATGACAAGCACCACCTCCTTTATAAAGCCATATATTATAGTTTGCTGCTCCGTTTACACCCCATCCTGCATTAACTGCTTTGCTGCTCATTTGTTCTATATCTTCTTTTCGATATATCTTTTTAGCTGCTACCATTTTCTTACAGAAAGATCTGCTATCTGTTTGTGTTGCTAAAGGTGCATACTGATAACGTACTTTGAATTGTATTAATTCATTTGTTACCTCATCTTGTTCGCTTTTTGCATTAGGTCTTGCAGATCCTGTAGAAGCTAAACCAATCATTTTATCTAATGTTTCTTCTTGGTCATAATCTACTTCACGTTCGTCTACTAATTCCCATTCTTCTAGGTTTTCATCTTCACCAAACTCACCTAACAACTCAATCATTTTATCATCTTCAAAAGTTTCTTCTTTAGATAATGATTTGTATTCTTGTTTTATTCCTGTTTCTTCTTCACGGGATTCATCTGTTATTGCGTTTTCAGTATCTAAAAATGCTAAAGGCTGAAGTGTTTTAAAGTAAAGTTTTAAACTAACTCCATTAACAGCTAATATATCATCTAGGCACTCCGTTATTAAGTCTTGGTAAGGTTTTATAGTTATATTATCAAATAAGAGAGCAGCGGTCTTTATTTCGTCTGCATTTGATCCTAAACCATTATTCTCTGTACGTATTCCTAAAAGTAAAGGACTTGTTACCCTATGCGCTACAATTAGCTTGTTAGAACATTCGTTTGAAAGATACTCGTAGTGTTGAGGTGCATCATTTAAAGGTATGTCATCTACCGTTGTTTTGCTTTCTGCATTATTGTTAAAGGCAATCACTACCTTTTCACCTCTTGCACCAGTTAATTTAGACATTACGTCATTTTTAACTTGTATTTGTTTTTCCTTGTCAGGGACGCCATTATTAAAGTTGACAACCTTTGTACCACTAAAACCATTTTGTACATCATTGATTAAGTAGTCTGCTACTTCACTTTCTAGTTCCGCATACGCTAAACCACCTTGATAGTCTACAGGGCAATAATAATCATACCCACTTACATATCTTTTAATTATTTTAACTTCTGGTTCTTTACCGTTACCAAATCCAAATGCTGCTATTCGTGTAGGTAATTCATTGGGTTTCATTTTAGACCAGTCAGGTGAATAGTAATATCCTTCTATCTCGCCTTCTGAATTACATTTTTCTGCTCTTAATGTTTGTCTTGGAAAGTGTTCTGCTTTAAATACCTTACTGTCTTTGTATAAAACTTGTAAGCTACCTTCACCTAATAATTTTAAATCTAATACGACCTTACGCAAGCTGTTATCTGAAAAGATAGACCTCATTTGAGCATACTCGTTTGGCTTCTTATTACTGTCTAAAGCATCAAGACCTTTTCCATAAATCATATTACTAACACCGTTTATAATAGCGTTGTTTGTTGTGGAATCAGTATATAAATTTATAAGGTATTGATAGTAATTATTATCATCTCCGTAATTTACCCATTCTTTGCGTTTATCTTCGCTAATTTTAGGGCGGTTGTAAGAGGCTAAATTTACTATGTGTAGGTTATCCATTAGATTGTAATAAATTCGTTTGTAGTGTCGTTAGAAGTGTACTCACCGCTATTGATTGTGTATTGTGGTAGGTCAGTTTGATTAGTACAGTATATTTTATCCTTAAAGATAACATTAGTACCTGACAAAATAGTAAGCATATAATAAATACCTTGTTTAAGGTTTGTAAAAGCAGCGTTATATATATTGTAATATAAGTTTTCAGTTATTCCAGTAGTCGCTTGACTGTATACATTTTTGTTTTGTGTTTCATCTACTATGTTTACCGTGTAAGATGCACCTGCTGTAAATTGTCTAGGAATGAAATTTATGTTTTGTGCGCTGCCGCTTTCTAGTAATACTATCATATTATAATAATAAAATAAAACGTTTTTTGTTAAAGTTAAGGTATAAAAAAAGGGGCTAACAGCCCCCTTAATTATCAAAACAAAACCAATTAAGAATTTGTACCTTCTGTTATTACGATGTCTCCTGTTAATCCAGGGAAATCTGTTACAGAGAAAGGATAATCTACAGCACTTGATGCTACAGTTACCTCCAAGAAGTTTGCAGCAACTTGTTCAGAACCGCTAAACGTTAGCGTGTATCCTGAAAGGTCGCCCATTGCTCCACCTGTTACAACCGTTCCACCTGAAACGTCTGCACCGTGAATTAATCCCATTGCCATAACATTACCATTATTATCTTCTACAAAGATATGAGGTCTACCATAAGCTAATAATTTTAATTCCTTATTGTCAGCAGCAGATAATTTTTTTAAAGTTACATTCAAAGTTTGCTCATAAAAAACAGTCCCATTATCTCTTGAAGCTGTTACCGCTTGTTCGAAAGTGTTGGTAGTTCCTTTGAGTTCGTATTTATAAGCGGTTAATGAGTTTGCTGCTGCACTAATGGTTGATCCCGTAAGGTCATCAACTACATCAGTATTAACAGAGTCATAACTAACCGTCCCAAGTTTGCCATAATCGACAAAGTATATATTTTTTAGACCGCCAACCGAATCCTTACACGGTTCTTTGCGTCCTAATGTTAAATCACAAGCCATAGTTTTTTAGTTTTATTATAAAAAAAGGTGAGTAGGCACTTACTGGCTTACCCACCCTTTTTATTTAGTTAATTGTTTATTAAGAATAAAGAACTATGTCAGATCCAATTCCGTATTGTACAGTAGCTGTAAATCTCATTACAACTCTTACATTTTGACTTCCGTCAATGTCAGCCATATCAATAACTTTAACTTCGTTTTGATCTGAAAGTAATCCAGTTCCAAAGTATAAGTTAGATTTTTCTGCTGCTACCATTGTATTATCAGCTAATCCGTTTGCTACTACAATTTTAACGCCATCAAAAGATAAACCGCTTCCATTGTACCATTGTGTACCTTTGTCGTCAATACCTGCATTAGAAGTCGCTGCTACTGAAAAACCACCCAATGCTCTTACGTATGCTCTTGCAACGTTTTGAGAAACATATATAAATAAATCTTCAGAACTATAAAGGCTTGAACCGATAGCGTCTACTACTAAACCAATTTTAGCAACAACATTAGAAGCTGTTACCGCTGCTCCTGCTCCTACGTCAGTTACTGTAGCGTCTGCTAGCATTAGTTCTTTGAAACCTCCAAATTGTCCTGCAGTTGCTGCAGCACCATTCCAGATACTTTGTTCTGTTCTTTGAGCTACTTTAGAAGCTACGTGAGCTAATATAAAGTCTGCGAAAGAAGTTGGTAAATGATCAAAAGCTGAATAGCCCATAGAAATTGCATCCCAATCTGATTGAAAGTCTTTTTTACATAACTGTAAATTTACTTGTTGTGAAACTGGAGTAATAGTTCGTTCTGTTAAAGTTAATGTAGAAGTCGGATCAAAATCACAAGTGGCATTTTTCACGATACCATCCGTTGCTACTTTTTTGATTACTTCTTTAAATTTGATATTTGGTTTGATTGTAATTAAACCGTTATCTAATGTTGAACCGCTTAAAAGTGCTGCAGAAATATATTGTCCTGCAAATTCACCAGCATAAGTAGTCGTTATCGATGTAGTTGTTGCCATTTTTATTAATTATTAAAATTTGAAATTTTTTGCATTACTCTATCCAAAGTATTGTTACTTCTTTTTTGAGTATACAAGTTTGTTGTATTCTTATTGTCGTTTTCAGGATTATGAGTAACCTTCTGTACTGCTTCGCTCATTTCTTCTTTTTCAGCATAAACAGTTTTTGTAGTGGTTTCTTCAGATTTAACACCCGTTGAAGCATCCTCACTCATATCTTGTTCTTTAGGATCTAGAAGTGCTTTGATTTCCTCAAGCTCTTTTTTGATCTCTTCAAGTTCTTCTTTGGTCGCATAAAGTACTTCTTTCGATTCTACTTCAGCTTCCACTTCTTCTTCAGGAGCCTCTTCAGCCGCACCGATAGAAGCTATAATGCCTTCTTCTTCTACTATTAAAACTTCACCGTCAACAAGTTTGTACTCGCCTACTGGTAAAGCTACTTTCTCATCTTCAGTTACAATAAAGACCTCTCCACCTTCAGTAAAGGATTCAGATTCTATGATTGTACCGTTTTCAAGTTCCGCTTGCGCTAACTTTATTTCTTGAGCTAATTCAACCCCAAGAACTTCTTTTACTTTATTTAACATATCTGTAGCTTTCATATACTTATAATAGATTACTTTTTAGTTTGTTGTATTTTTATTTTAGAAAATTATTGTGTTATACTTCTTACTATAGCTTCAATGTCTGACCAGAAAAAACTATTAACCTTATCTGCTTCGATATTAACGTCGTCATATAACTTATCAAGTTCCTTAAAACCTTTTATACCATTAGCAGCTACTCCAAGATCTTTAGCTGCTTTTTCTGCTTTTTCTAAAATACCTGCGATTCTTTGATTATCTTTGAGCGCTTTGTCACGTTGTTTTATAGCATTAGAAGCAACACTATCCGCTTCTTTTACAGCACCCTTAATATTATTTATTAGTGTCTTGTCAGCAGAATTTTGCTTTTGGAAAGTTTTTTTTAGAATATCTAAATTACTTTTTGAATCGGATATTTTTTTTGCTATATCATCAGCAATGCCTAATTCTATTTTTTCAATAGATAATTCTGTCTTTGGGAATTTTTTAAATATATCGTTTGGATTCATAAGTTTATATGTTTGATTTGTATTCATTACTATTTTCTACAAAATCTATAGATTTTTTTAGTCTCTCTGCATCAAAATTCATTATAAAAATAGCAGAATCTATTTCTTCATATAATTTACTACTTGATGGTTTTATGCCAAGCTCTTTTAGCTGTTGCTCAAATTCTTTTAATGTTGATTTGTGTTTTTGAACTTTTTTGTCAATAGATTTAATCAAGCCCCTTGCTTCTTTTACTTCACTGCTTAATGTATTGATGTATTTTTCTACCTGTTTGTTTTGATTACTTTGTAGGTTTTCAACTTCTTTTTTTTGTTCAGCTATCAATTTCTGTCTCGCATCATCGGATTTTCTTTCAAAAGATTTTAAATCATCAATATTACTTTTAAAAATTTTAGTGTGACTACTTACTTTATCTTGAAAATCATCCTTTAAGATACCTTTTGCTTGTGATATAGAAAATAAATCTACCTTTTCAGTAGAAAGGTGCTGAAGTATTTTGTTTGTTTTGGAATCCATAGTTATATAATAAGTCTTTTAAAGTTTTGTTGTGTTTTTAGTTTGTTGGTAAATAGATTATGCTAACTGCTCGGTGCTTTTGTTATATTACCAATACCTTGTGCTTCTAGGCTGCCATCACAACACTTTTTAGAATACGTTGTACCGTCTTTACAAAGGCAAGCATTACGGTCATTTTGTGGACTTGGTGTTTTGCTCATTTATTTAATATTTTCCGTTGCTCTGTTTGCAATTTTTCTTGATTTTTGCACTCTATTTAAATTATCTTTAATTTTACTTTCAGCAATAGAAATATCTTTACTCATATCAATACCTAAATCTTTTACTTTTCTATCAAATGAAGCAAGTTCTTTTATTTCTGCTTCTATTTTTTGTTCTATTTTAAGAAGGTTGTTTGTTACTTTTTCTGCTAATTTATTTAATGGTAATAAGGCGTCAAAAATATCACCAGCATTTAATCCTCTGTCTTTAATTATATCTTCTGCAACATTTCTTAATTCAACTTTCTGATTAGAGAACAATTGTTTTAGTTCTTCTATTGTAGCTTCTGCCGCTTGTTCTTTACTCATTTTATCTTTTGTTGGTTTGTTAGGTTTTTGCAGTTTGTCCGCAAAGTATCCTTCTATACTAAATCCTTTTACTTCGCCTGCTTTAACTTGTTTCCATACATCATCATTGTTTACCTTCATTGAAACCATCCAAGTTCCTATAGGCACATTTAGGTCGTACATACGGCTCTTATCTTGTTCTGATTCCACGATCCAACTTTCTACTGCAGTAAGTCCCTTCAGTTCTAATTGGTGTTCTAACGTGGCGTTGTTTTGGTTACCCTTTATAAAGAATAATTCACTTGCTTTCCTTACGGTTGCCTTGCTGAAGTATATGTAATACTCTTGCTCACCGTTTTGTCTATAGATAGGCTTGTTAGGAATCAGGGCTGCACCCATTAGGATACGCTTTTCCGTGTCTATTTCCGCAAGCTTAAACTCTTGGTTTTTTAATGCTATGAAATCAGATTCAATTGCAGGGTTTTCTACTACTGATATTGCTTCAATTCCTGAAACTTCATCATCTTCATCTATAAAAAGTTCTACTATATCCATATTATTATAATACTTTTTTGTTTATTTTGTTATCCTATTGATGCTGACTCTACAATATTACGATCTAATGATTGTGCGGTGCTTACATCCCCACTCACTACAAATGCTTTGATAGGTTTCTTATTGTCCTCTCCTATTGCTTCTGCTAATTGGTTTTCTGGTGCTGCTCCTACAACATTAAATGCTGGTGCTGCTGGTGCTGAAATAGCAGAACCTCCGCCGCCTACTGAGCCAGCCTTACCACCTACCATTGATTTAGCGGTGCTTACTGCACTCTTTATACTCATAGCTATTCCTGCCGCTTGTATTGCAAACATAGCTATCAATGGAATATTCGCTGGTGGTGGTGCTGCACTCGCTGCTTTCATTAATCCCTTTGCTCCATCCACTCCTGATTCAGCAGCAGCAGATAAAATACGTTGCATCGTCGCTTGTGCTACTAATATTTGTTCTTTTAATATCAATCCTGTTTTTAAAAGGAATAGTGCTTTTGCTATTTTACTTTCTTCACCTGCAGCCATTCCAACTGCATCCATAGCATCAAGTACACCTTGCTTTTTTTCCTGCTCTAATTCTATTAATCTTTCAGCATTTTCTATTTCAAGTTCTTGTGCTTCTTTCTTTTGATCTGCAGCCTCACGATTTAAGGTATTTGTATTTTGTTGTTGTTCTGATCTAAATCCCTCTATTTGTGCTAATACAGATTCGCGTTCATTTTGTGCTTCAAGTAAAGCTATGTAATTTTCTTGGTTGGCATTTTTATTAAATTGTGCTTGTGCTGCTTTTATTTGTAAATCAACATTAGCAAGCATCAGTTGTTGTTGCTCTTCTAATATTTCACCTAATCTCTCATTAGCGGCTATACGAACCGCCATATCTTTAGTGTCATTGTCTCTTATTTGGCGTTGTTGTTCGGCTTGTCTGTCAAATTTTTCAATTAAACCTTGATTAATGACTGCAGCAACTCGAGCCTGCTTGTTTAATTCTACTGTAGCCCTAGCGGCTTTAAATGTATTTGTGGTATATTTTTTAATACTTGCAACAACTTTAGTTGATGTTTCTACAACTCTATCAAAAGTATTATTTACTCCTGTTATGGTGTCTACGTATTCTTTTCCTGCATTTGTAGCAGCTTCCATAGCACCTTCCCAGTCTCCTTGAAATACCTTAACTATAGCATCACCTAAAAAACCTAACATATCTAAAGCGCTCTCAAAGCGTTCTATTAAGTTTTCTTTAATGGCTGTTCCTAAATCACTTAAAGCTTGTTGTGGGTCATCAAAAATAGCTTGAAAGTAATCTACAACCGTTCCTATGTTCGCATCTAAATAATTAAACAAATCATTAAAGGCTAAACTTAATGCTTCAAACGTAGTACTAAACGCATCAGCTACTTTTTGGTTTTCATTAAATACTTCTACTAATTTAGCAAAGGCTGCTATAGCTAAACCAATTCCTGCTCCTTTTAATGCAGTACTTATTCCTTTTATTCCTTTAGCTGCTTTTCCAGAGGCTTTTTTAACCCCCACCATATTCTTATCAATACGATGTACGCTTTCAGCAACCCCATCTAAATCTTTTTGAGCTTTGTTTACTTTAGCTTCTATTTCTATTGTTTTTTTTATGCTCATAATTCTTTCTTAAATTGTTGGTATGCCTCTCTAACAGATTCAGGATACTTGTTCTTTCCTAAAGCAATGTCTACGTATTTGCCTCTTGCGTTTTGTTCTTTAGCTATTGCTAATAAGTTTAATATATTTTCTATCATAGTTGTCCGTTTGAAGTGAATCCTGTATCTGAATTTATTGATACATCAAGGTCAAATTGAGTGGCAGAGGTGTTACCCCCAAGAGTTCCGTATCTTGTCCAGAATATAGTAGTTCTACCTACATTGTTTTTATCGTATTTCATTAAACTAACAGAGATATCATCTACAATTTTTAAACTTCCAAAAGAATAAAACTGTGATTTTGTTTTAACAGGATACCAAGTACCTTGAACGGGTGCAGTTTGAGAAGTCCACCATTGAGTCCATATTGCTGCAGCTTCTAAAGATAATTCAAATCCCAAGTACCTAGCGTTTATAACTATTCCCGCTTCTTGCGTTCCATCTGATCCAGTTACAAGTGCGTTAAAGGTTATTTTACAAGGCGCTTGTACTTCTGGAATACTTGCGGCTAATGGGCTTATATATTCATAGAAGTGTTGACCACTAGAGTTTAAGTAAGAGCTTGGAGTTACTGCTGCTGCTATTGTAGATACAGATACAGCATTTAAAGTTGTTATAGCATCCGCTTTTGTTTCGTTTGGATCTATTGTAGTTCTCGCATAATAAACGTAGTAAAGAGTTGTAGGATGCGTTAATCCTGTAGCAGTATAATAAATATTCCCATTGTCTCCCGGTAATACGTGAGTATCTACTGGGTTATAGTTTACGTCTGTTACTCCTGCTATTGCTTTTAATACATCTATATCTTTACTTGAGGTTATGTCCGCATAAGAGGTGCTGTATAAGAATCCATATTCTTCTACTTGTGGTGTGTCTCCTATTGTACCTAAACCTGAAATGTTTCCAGTAGTTGAAAAGGTAAACGCCATACCTACTGAAGTATTAGTAGATGGATCTGCTGGGATAGAACCTAATGAAGGAGCTGCAGTTGTTATAAGCTGAACATCTAATAATTGATTTACTGGATCATTCGGAGGTGTAGGAGCTGGCTCTATTAAGTTAGGAAGAGTAAACTCTGTTTCGCATCCTGCATCTGCTAAAATATTATAATTATCTGCTGTTTGTGTATCTGTATCTGCAGTTAAGCAGTTTGTTGCAACCTTAACTAAAGTCTCAAAGACCTGTTGAACAAATATATTGTTTAATTCTAGTGTACTTAAATTGTTTTCAAAGTTTGTGGTGATTTTGTTTATCCTGTATAACTCATCGAACATAATCAATTGATCTGCTAAATTTAATTTAGTAATCATTGTTATTGGTAAGTATGCTTTAACTGTTGTTAGCCTTCTTCGCTTGTTGAATATGTCCTCAATGTATGATTTGTAGTACTGTTTGAATAAAGTCTCTGTACTTGGCTTAAATTGGTACTCACTCATTTCAGCTTGAAAGTTTAAGCTAGGTGAAGGTACGCCATCAGTCCAAGTTAATGAAGTACTATTTAATGGTATGTATGGTTTTGTTATTATTTGTCTTGCAGTTCCTGCTCTATTAACTACTGAAACATTACTTATAGACTTATCTACGTA